CAAATCACATTTGTTGAAAACAGCAGCAATAGTATAATAATATAAACAGTACAATAATGGTATAGTGTAATAAAAAGAAAGTATTACTTTCTAACGAAAGTTTCTACCCCCACCCCTCCGCTTCGCTCGGTTTGGAGGTTGGACTCAAACAAAAAAAATAAATTTTCAGATGAGATTTATAAGGCATAAAGGAAATCCACTTGGCACACCTCTCCACTCTAATGTTGAGGCTCGGCACTCACACCTCGCGGCATGCCAACCGAAAGGCAGGAGTTTCCTACTATCACTCCTCACGTATGCGCATCTACACACACGCATACACAACGCACGAGTAAGTAATCGAGGCAGGAAAGATGGGAAGGGTTACATATTATACAGCCATAAAAAAGCGCACGCGAGGGAGGTTTACTACACTCATTACACGCAAAATGCGTTTTAGGGCTTTCTAAACGCATTTCTCAAACGCACACTTATAAACTCCCACAAAACATATTTCAAGCCCATATAGAAGAAATAAACGGTAAAATAAAGGATTTTAGAAACAAACATACAACATTATGGTAAGATTAAGAGATTATCAGCAACGCATATCCGACCAAGCAGTGGATATTCTGAAAGATAGCGGACTTGTGTACCTCGCAATGGAATGCCGCACGGGAAAGACCATCACGGCAATGTCTGTGGCTCAAAAGTATGGAGCGAAGTCTGTACTTGTTGTAAGCAAGATAAAGGCTATTCCGTCGATTAAGGCAGACTATGAGGCGTTAAGACCGTCTTTCAAACTCGATGTGGTGAACTATGAGAGCGCCAAGAAAGCAAAAGGAAAGTATGACTTGGTTATCCTCGATGAGGCTCACACGCTCGGTGCGTTCCCCAAACCATCGAAAAGAACGGAGGTTTTGAAAGAGCTTTGTAACGGACTGCCGATAATCTTCATGAGTGGTACACCAACCCCCGAAAGTTACTCGCAACTCTACCACCAGTTTTATGTTTCCTCATTCAGTCCATTCAAGGAGTACAAGACGTTCTACAAGTGGGCTAAGAAGTTCGTAACGGTACGGCAGAGGATAATCAACGGTTACACAGTGAACGACTACTCCGATGCAAGCAAGCATTCGGTGGAAAACGCCACCAAGCACCTGTTCCTTTCGTACACGCAAAATGAGGCTGGATTTTCTTCCGACATCATAGAGAGGACTTTGGAGGTCAAGATGAAAGCCTCAACGAAAGCCCTGTTTGATGAGTTGAGGAAGAATAAAGTCGCAGACCACCCGAATATCCCTCTCCCTCTTGTAGCCGACACGCCAGCAAAGATGTTACTGAAACTGCATCAGATTTCGAGCGGTACGATAGTGTGCGGTAACGGAGAACATGTTGTCCTTGACAGGTCAAAGGCGGAGTTCATAAAATCTCATTTCAGAGGGCAGAAGATTGCCATTTTCTACATCTATCGTGCGGAGGAGAAAATGCTGAAAGGCTACTTTCCGAACTGGACCGAAAGTCCCGAAGACTTCCAAGCCTCAAAGGGTAAGGTTTTCATTAGCCAAGTAAGGAGAGCAAGGGAGGGTGTTCGTCTTGATACGGCTGACGCTCTGATATTTCTAAACCTCGAATACTCATACCTAAGTTACGAGCAGGGAAAGAACAGGCTTGTATCAAAGGAGAGGAAAGAACCTGCCAATGTCTTTTTCCTTTGTTCAGACTTCGGAGTGGAGAAAGAAATACTCAATGCCGTGCATGGCAAAATGAACTTCACGCTGTCCTATTACCACAAACACAACCCTCTATCGGTTCGTAAAATTCAAAATAAGGCGGTTTTTAGCCCCTACAACGAGTTAAAGATTGCAAACACATACCAACTACACTTAGAATGAAAAATAAGCCATTAGAAAGCAAAATTCAAAGAAGCCTCATCAAGAAGTATGAGAGTGAGGGTTACATGGTGGTCAAACTGATACTCACGAATAAGCCCGGAATACCCGACCTCATGCTTCTTAAAGACGGTAAGGCGAAGTTCGTGGAGGTCAAAAGACCGAAAGAGAATCCTCGACCTCTCCAAGAGTATCGGATAAGGGAACTTAAAACACTCGGATTCGATGTTGTGGTAGCTGGAAATGAATAAAATTATTTACAAAAAAACAAAAGAATGGAAGAAACAGATTATTTGAATTGTTTGGAAGAGATTGTGAGAGATCAAGTCGTGTCTTTCACGGCAAAAGGAAAGACTTACAACATCTATCCTATCTCTTTGGGAAAGAAACTGCTCATCAACAGGCAACTGCAAAACATTCAGTTCGATGAGAAACTTGGCAAGCAGATACCCATGCTTGAAGTTATGAGGGTTTGCGAGAAGCACCAAGACACGGTTTTGCGTATCCTTGCGTATGCCACGATGAAAACCAAAGATGATGTGCTCAACAACATCAAGGTAAAAGGGCGAATAAGCACGTTCAAGGGCTCTCTAAGCGTTCAAGACATGTCTTCCTTACTAACTCCTATCCTCAATGATTATACGCCCATACTGATAAAACATTTCGGCATAGAGGAAGATGAAAATAAGAGGAAAGAAGTGATGAGAGTTAAAAAAAACAGCAACACTATTTTCTTTGGTGGAAAGACTATCTACGGAACCTTGCTCGATTTTGCTTGTGAGAGGTATGGTTGGACTTTCGACTATGCCGTGTGGGGCATCAGTTACACAAATCTCATGATGCTCTACAAGGATCAGCCAAATTCGGTCTATCTCACAGAAGAAGAAAAAAAACAAGCCCATATCTTCTCTGATGATATTGTGAATGGCAACAATGCGGAGGCAGTCAGAAACTTCATTGCTGGAGAAAACTGGAAATAAACTCATTTTTGTATGAAGAAATACATAACGAATAAAGAACGAAAAGACTATGGCAGGATTAAAATTTGAAATCACGGGCGACAACAGTTCGTTGTTGCGCAGTTTTAGGGAGTCGCAAGAAGCAGCCTCATCGATGGCTAAGAAGATAGAGGACTCGGGGGCAAGTATAGACGGTGTGATAAACAGAATCACGACTGCTGCCGCTGGTATGCTGACAGCCTTCTCTGCTCAACAGTTTGCCTCAAAAGTCATGTCCGTTCGTGGAGAATTCCAGCAGTTAGAGGTAGCATTTACAACAATGCTTGGTAGTGCGAGCGAGGCAAGCAGGTTAATGGACCAGTTGGTTAAGACTGCCGCGACAACTCCTTTCGATTTGCAAGGTGTAGCAAATGGCGCAAAACAACTTCTTGCATACGGCACAAGTGCTGACGAAGTGAATGAGACACTTGTAAGGCTTGGTGATATAGCGGCTGGCCTGTCTATCCCGTTGGGGGATTTGGTCTACCTCTATGGTACCACAATGGTACAGGGCCGTATGTTTACTATGGACTTGCGCCAGTTCCAAGGCCGTGGTGTCCCAATCGCAGATGAGCTTGCTAAGCAATTTGGTGTTGCAAAAGAAAAAGTTAGCGAATTGGTCACAGCGGGTAAGGTTGGCGCAGAGGAGTTCAACAAGGCTATCGTATCCATGACTTCTGAAGGTGGCAGGTTTGCCGGTCTCATGGAAAAGCAGTCCCACACCATCACAGGACAGATAAGTAACATTGAGGATGCCATTACAAACATGTTCGACAAGATAGGCGAGAAGAACGAGGGTGTTATCAACACAGGTCTTGGTGCCGTGTCTTACCTCGTTGAACACTGGGAGGCGATAGGTAAGGTCGTATTGGAGGTTGCTGTAGCTTATGGAACTTACAAGGCTGCACTACTTGCTGTTTATGCTGCACATAAGGTACAGGCTATCTATGGAACAGTAACCGCTTTTCTGTCCCTCGCTAAAGGCGTGTCCACGGCAAAGGATGCTATGCTCTTGTTTAACCTCGTATCAAAGTCAAATCCTATCGGTTTGATAGTAAGTGTAATCACTTCGGCTGCCGCTGCTTTTTACTTGTTCAGCAAGAATACTGATGCTGCGGCAAAAGCACAGGAGAGTTTAAGTAAGATAGAGGAAGAGGCGGCAGGTAAGGCAGCCGAAGAGAAGACCAAGATAGATTTGCTTGTTGCAGCTGCTAAAAATGATAAACTCTCTATGGATGAGCGCAAAGAGGCTATAAGAAAACTAAACGACCTCATTCCCGATTATAACGCTCAGTTAGATGTCACAACAGGAAGATACATAGAAAACAAGGCTGCCCTTGATAGATATTTGCAATCTCTTGCTCGTAAATATGAATTGGAGGGGGCAAAGGAAAAACTTGCTGAAATAGGTAGGAAGAAAGCGAATGCCCAACTCGAAAGGGATGATGCAGTGAGGAAGCAAAAATCTGCATCTGCTGCAAGAAATGTAACGTACGGCAATGCAGGTGCGTTTATTCCTACACCAGTTGTTGGCTCTAAAGAGGTTGGAGACCAAACAAAGAGGATAAACGAAGCAAATGAAAAACTGAGAGAAGCCTTAGAGGAAGAAAAACTTATCTTGAACAGATATGGTGTAGATTTGCAGAAAGATGCCGTTGGGGTGTCGCCTAAACCAAAGTCTACAAAATCAGAAAAGTCGATACAGGAACAGAAGAAAGAGTTACAGGCAGAACTTGAAGCCCTTTCTTATAAGGAAGCCGCAGGTAAAAAAGGTGCTACATTACGCAAGAGGATAAGGGATTTAGCGAAAAAAGAAAAGGTGTATTCTGCTTCTTATGACACAGACAATGCAAAGGAATCCGAGAGGAAGGCAAAGGAAGCAGAGAGAAAGGCAAAACAGGCTGCTGATAAAGCTAAAAGGGAAAGAGAGGAAGCAAAGCGTGAGGCTGAGCGTATATCCGAAGAAACGAGGGATCGTAACAAGGCAATTAAGGACTACGAGGATAATGTCTTAGAACAGCAGAAAGAAACTGAACTTGCTTTAAGACAACAGAATATAAACCTTAAAGAAGAAAGTTACGAAAAAGAAATCGAGCAGATAAACCTCAACTATGACCGTTTGATAGCGGAAAACGAAAAGCGTCGCAAGGATATGATAGAAGCACTCAAGGACAAGAAAGTCAATGAGTGGTTTAATCAGAATCCAAAGGCGACAAAGGCACAGCAAGAAGATTACAGAAATTCCCTCAATCTTACAGAAAACGATTTGAATGTAACTCAAAAGGCACAGCTTGATGAATACGATGCCATTGCGGATTCGCAGAAGTTGAAAGCGCAAAAAGACCTCTATCGGAAGTTGCTTGGAGAGTTTCAGGACTACGAGGCAAGACGTACCAAAATCAATGCAGATTTTGACAAGAAGCGCAAGGACTTGGAAGCCATGCCTGCTGATACCAAGGGGCGTGAGAATGCCATAGCGGAACTTGAAAGAAAGCGCAAGGAGTCCATCAAGTCCGTCAACGATGAGGAAGTTTCCAAGATGCGTGAATCCTCCACTCTGTTCGTCGACCTGTTTGGTGATGCCGCAGACAAGAGCGACAAGGAAATCAGAAAGATAATTGCGGAAACAGAGGAATTGCTGTCTTATCTGAAGAATACCAAGACTGGCGATATAACTCCTAATTTTGGTTTTACTACAGAGCAGTTAAATACACTAAAGACAAGTCCGGAGCAGATAAAAGCAATAACGGAGCAGTTGGAGAAATTGAAGCAAGCCGCAAAATCTTCCAATCCGTTCAAGCAACTTGCAGAAGACTTGAAAAATCTGTTTTCTAAGAACAAAGATGGTGAAGGTGAAAGCGTAGAAGCCAAGTTGAAAAAACTCGGTGCATCTGCATCAGAAACAGCGGACTTGATAGGAGGAATAACAGGCAAGTTGTCGGAAATGTTTGAAGCCGCAGGTAATACAGGTATGGCAGATGCAATGGAATCGGTTACAGATATCATGTCTTCGGTTTCCAATATCGGGAAAGGTTTTGCGCAAGGTGGTATCATCGGAGGTGTAGCCGCTGCAGCTGGTGAAGCCATCGGTTTCGTTACAAAGGCATTCCAAGCAAGTGCACGCCATGCTGAGGCTTTGAAAAAGATACAGCAGGAAGTTATTGCACAGCAAAGGGCTTATAACCTTGCATTGTTGGAGGAAAAACTTGCATTCGGGCAGGCTTCAACAGTTTTTGGCAATTTGGACTACACGAAAGCGGTAAATGCCGTTGGGGTGTTGAGGGAGGCTTACGAAAGACTTAATTCAGAACTTAAAGGCACAGCCGCCCAGCAAAAGAAGTATCAAGGTGGCTTCGGAATGCTTGGTGTAAAACTGTTTGACTATTCGGAAGTTCAAAAGGCGTACTCGGGCCTTGCTGACATACAGATTAAGACTGGTCACAAAAAGACTGGACTTTTTGGTTGGGGCAAAGGGAAGGACATATACTCGTCTATCCTTGATGTTTATCCGCAGTTGATAGATTCTGCAGGAAATTTCAATAAGAAGTTGGCGGAAAGTATCATCAACAGCCGTGAGTTCAGTGGTGAGGGTAAAGAGGCTTTGAAGAATATGATTGACCTCTACGATAAGGCGGAAGATGCAACTAAGCAGTTAAAAGACTACCTGTCTGGAATTTTCGGAGATTTGGGCAACAATATGTCTGATGCACTTGTTGATGCTTTCAAGAACGGAACTGATGCTGGAAAAGCGTTTGGAGACAGCATAAGTAAGATGCTTGAGAATATCGGCAAGCAGATGATATTCCAGACACTGTTCAGTGGAATCATTGAAGATGTCAATAACAAGATGCTTGACGTGATGAAAAATCAGTCTATGTCTGCTGATGAAAAGTTCAAAAACTATGTCGATATTCTTGATGTCATGACAACGCAGATTTTAGGACAGCAGGGAACTTTCAATGACCTTATGAGTAAGTACAAAGGCATGGCATCAGAGAAGGGAGTAAGTCTGTTTAGCAGTGAGAATGAGCAGCAGAATGCAACAGCTAATGGTATTTCGTCAATTTCCTATGACCAAGCCAATAGCCTCATAGGGTTGATAACTGCTGGTAACATCACGAGAGAGCAAACGAGGGCACTTGTTGATTTAATGCGTGGATCGGTTGAAAATGTGAACCAAAGACTGAATGAACTTGTTAACCTATCTATAACAAGAAATTCCTATCTCGAAGAAATTATTAAAACACAGAAAGCGGATTTCGGTTTCAAAAGTACATTAGAGGCGATTGAAAAGAACACAAGGAATATTTAATGATTTGGGCGGTAATTTCTGTAAATGGAATATCCGCCCATTTTTCAGCCTCAACCAGCATATTTTTCACGACACGGTAGCATTTCTCACAAAACGGTCATACGGTGGTAGTAACGTCTGTTTCTCTCTGATATGACAGCATTTCTCACTCATGGTAGCATTTCTTGGATTTGTGTCTGTACTTTTGAGAAACGGAGCATTTTCAGAAAACGGTTGTAATCGTGGTTCTAACAGACGTAACTTCACGACACGGTAGCATTTCTCACAAAAATGTTAAAAATCAGAAGCACAGAGCAAAAACAAACTTAAATGTTTCGTGTTTTGGAAACAAATCACTATCTTTGCACTAACAAATTAAAGTCTTATATGGCAAAAGGATTTGAGTTGGTAATGCTGGAGGAAGCAAAGGAGTTTGTTCTCGGTCTTCCTCAATCGGCAATGAAGAAGGTTCTCTACAATGCTCACAGAATTGCATCGGGAGAGCAGAACGCAGAGTTATTCAAGAAATTGGAAAGCTCGGATATTTGGGAATTCCGCACCCTCTACAACGGCATACAATATCGCCTGTTTGCCTTTTGGGACACAAGCAACAATGCTTTGGTAGTAGCCACGCACGGCATAGTCAAAAAGACACAGAAGACACCCCAAAAGGAGATTGCCAAAGCAGAGAGAATAAGACAGGAGTATTTCAACGAAAAAGGAGAATAGATATGGAACAAGTAGGAAAATTCAAAGTGTATTCAATGGGGGAAGTGCTTAATGAGGCATTAGGTCCTATCGGTACTCCAGACCGTAGCGAACACGAAAGACGTGTTGCAGAAGCTGTCCATGCTTTCCAAATCGGTGAAGCAATCAAAAAGGCAAGGATTGAGCAGAACCTCACACAAGAGGAATTGGGAGAGCGCATCGGAGTGAAGCGTGCCCAAATTTCACGATTGGAGAAAGGTTACAGTATCAGTATTCCAACCATGAGCCGCGTGTTCAAGGCTCTCGGAGTGGCAACAGCCTCACTTGACCTCGGTACAATTGGCAAAGTTTCCCTTTGGTAAGTTTTGTAAGAAGATTATCTGACCGCCTGGACTGATTGGTTCTGGCGGTTTTTGGTTTCTCGCTCCTAAGATGTTTTTAAGCCGTTCTAAGCTGATTACAAAAATTTCCTTATAGAAATCATAATCCCCCTGTTATATTAGCTCGTCTAAGAAAGAATAAGACCCCTTCAAGAAAGTAAAACAGCCCCCTCCACCTACAAAACACACATTGAAGCTATGATTGTACTCTTACAGAATATGGTTATGCATCTTCCTCCACACACCCATAGTACAATGCCAGCCTCAGCCCCAATAAGCCTCTCCTAAGCCGTTTTATTCGTACAACTTCAAAACAATCTTAATTATCAGATTTAAGAGATTTATTTATGATTTTTATATCCATTAAGATTGTTCCGAGTCCATAATTGTTATTTTCGTATTCTTCATTTTTTTTCTTTCCTATTATGTCAGTCATCCTGACATCAAGGTAATCGTCGAAACCATTTTCAATAAACCCCTTGAATACTCCTGTGATGGTATAATAGCCATTCTCTAATAGAGTATCCACGTTTTCTTTTGACACGTATCCAACAATGTTGAACAGCAAGTTGTTGTTATTTGTGTAAGGTGTTATGAAGTTGGCGATATATTTCCCGTCTTGTGTTTCTTTTATACTTTCCAGCCTAACAGACACGTCAGAAAGAAAAGTTGTATCTTTTAGACTGTCTGCAAGTTGAACCTTAAATTCATCATTCAGTTTTTTGGTAATAACTTCATTGTTGCCCCATTTTGGATGTAAGTTCTCGAAAGATCGTATCAGTCTTACCACCCTTGGGTGATTGTTGTCTTCATTGATATTTTTATTTGGAGCATTGCAGCCTAACAATAATACAGACAAAAATACAATAGCAGTTTTCTTCATGCTCATTTCCTTTCGTTCTCAGCCGTTTTAATCTTTTCCACTACCATTTCCAATTCTCCTACACTATCAGCCCTATAAAGAGTTCCATTGTAGTCCACAAGGGCGGTAATGTGGTTGATTTCATTAACACCAACAGGTTTGATGAAGAAGTCGTTTACTTCACAGTCAGCAGCCTCAGCGATTTTGAGAAGAGTTCTCATTGAAATCTTTTCGGGTTCATTTATTTGCCGATAGAACGATGGCAAAGACTTGTATCCAATCTTTTCTGAAATTTGTTGTAGTTGCATACCTTTTGCCTTGATTACTTCTTTTATGTATATATTCATATCTTAATATATTTGTTACGCTGGCAAAGATAATAAATATACTGTAATATATCAAATATAAGATATAATTATTAACAACATTTAATTTAGATGCCAAAATATAGATACATTATTAAAATATCTAAATTATGATAGTTTTTCCGTTATTTCTTTTGGTTATATCAAAATTATGATATATCTTTGCATCATCAAAATAACAATTAAAATTTCAAAGACATGACAGCAACAATTAAAAATCAGATGAGTTCGATAATGAAACTCGCTTGGCAGTTCGTTAAAAGAAACGGTTACACAATGTCAGAGGCGTTAAAGGTCGCTTGGGCAAACATCAAGCTCCGCAGCCAACTCTCAAAGAGAATCGTCAAGTTCTACTTCCAAAAGGTTGACGGAAGCATCAGAGAAGCCTATGGGACACTGAAAGAGGGACTTATCCCTGCAACCAAAGGCGATGACAGAAAGCGCAATGACAGCGTGCAGGTTTACTTCGACACCGAGAAGCAGGAGTATAGATGCTTCAAGAAAGCAAACCTTATCCGTATCGCATAACCTTAAACAGCCGAAATAATGAACACCAAGAGCAACGCAACAGACCTCTACGGAGCCGCACTATCCTACGCCTTATCACTCGCTTGCAACATGGATGATGCAAATGACCTCGTGCAGGACGCTTTCCTCAAATACTACGAGACAAAAGATGCGGATGAAGACACATTGGGTTTTCTCCTTCAGACGATAAAATACGAGTGGAAAAGGGTATCATTCGATAGAAATCAGTCGGTAGGAATAGATCAGTTCGCTTTTTTTCTCACAGACACGGAAACCGAGAGCGTGGAGGATAGAACCGAGAGGGACAGAAAGGAAGAGAGCCTCAGCAATGATTTGGAGAAAAAAGTAAGGAAAGCAGTTTCCACCATCAAGACCAACAAGAGAAGAAAGAGGATGGTGAAAATATACCACTGGTATCTTAAAGGATTTAGCAGTGAGGATGTCAGCAGGAAACTTAACATCAAGACACAATCAGCAAAACAGGAGATAATAAACATGCGCAGGTTTGTAAGTGAAGCACTTGGCATACCAGCACGTAAGTTCACACAATACAACTGTCAATTAGCGGTATAAAACGAAATAAGCATGAATACAAGGTTTTATCGGCAGGTCATTACCAGCACCCCATCGGAAAGAAAACAGACACACTAAGAGCAATTAAATAAATAACAAGCCTCCGAATATGGGGGCTACTAATCAGAAATAAGATGGAAAAGAAAGAAATTGGGTATGAGATACCCGAAAGCGTGAAAGAGTTGATGAATTTGTCCGCAAGCCTCTACCGAAAGGCACAGGAAGTGGTACAGACAGAGAAGAACAGACTGGTTGCATACAGCGAGGACGTGCCTCAGATAATGGAAGACCTCAATCCCCTGTCCCATGTCAGCAAGAGTTTGAACGATGTGATAAACGAACTTGCCTCGTATGTGTCAAACCTCGCTCAGTGTGAAATGTACGGAAAGGCGGACGGAAAGGGTAGTCTATGAAGACGATAGAAGTAACGGACAAGGTAGCAGAGAGAATAGAGAAACTTCGGACAGATGAAGGTATGCACGAGGAAAAGGCTCTCATCTGTGATGCGATGGCTGTGGCGGTCAGTCAGTATGACCAACTTGAAATGTATGATTCAGAGAGCCACCTGCCACTTACGGTACTGTCCATGTATCGGGACTTGATAGACGACATGGCAAAATCCTGACAGATATGAAACAAAAGACCGACCACCATGCAAGTTATTTTGATAAATGTCTTTGAAAGAGCATGTGTCGGCAACTCCCATCTTAACCGTGAGGTTAGGGTGGGTTTATTCTTATCGTATCTAAGTGTTCAAAAACTAATCTCCCCTACAACTACCCACACATGGCAACAAATGCGGTTACAGACGGAAAAACAGACGCCTAAGACATTCCTTTTACATCTTCCTACACACTATCCAAATACGAATTATATGGTTAGCCTTGTTACTTGTTTGTTACGTTCGGAAAATAAGGTTTCTGCAACTCGTTGTAAATCAGCCTCAACATTAAAGTTTCTTAAATCACGGGCGATAATGGCAATATGCTATCAGCTCTCCAAGGTGTTCAGAATGGAGTAAGACAAACGCAAAGGGTTGTAGAACAGAGTGGACAAGGTATTGAGCAAGTGTTTTCAAAAGTCCAATCTGCTGCTGCCGCTGCTGCTGGTGCGTTCTCTGCAAAGGAGCTTGTAAGAAATGTATTAGAGGTGCGTGGTCAGTTTCAGCAGTTAGAGGTTGCGTTTACAACTATGCTCGGAAGTGCTGATAAGGCAAATGATTTGATGAGTCAGCTTGTTAGGACGGCAGCTACTACTCCTTTTGACCTTAAAAGCGTGTCTGAGGGTGCAAAGCAATTGTTAGCTTATGGCACCCAAGCCGATGAGGTGAACGGGACGTTGATAAGGTTAGGTGATATTGCTGCAGGTTTGTCTATTCCTCTGAATGACTTAGTTTATTTGTATGGCACCACCATGACACAAGGTCGTATGTTCACACAAGACCTACGTCAGTTCCAAGGTCGTGGTATTCCTATTGCTGACGAGTTGGCTAAGATATTTGGTGTAACGAAAGACAAGGTTGGAGAACTTGTAACGGCAGGTAAGGTTGGTGCGGCAGAGGTTCAGCAAGCTATAGAGAATATGACTAATGCTGGCAGCCGCTTTGGCGGTCTTATGGAAGCACAGTCGCATACCATTACAGGTCAGATATCAAATATTGAAGATGCTATTGATTCAATGTTTAATGACATAGGAAAAGCAAATGAGGGTGTTATTAATGATGCTCTTGGTGGTGTTTCTTATCTTGTTGAGCATTGGAAAGAAATAGGTCAGATAGTCCTCAATGTTGCTGCTGCTTATGGCGTAGCAAAGGCGGCTGTTGTCGCTTGGAGTACATATCAGAAGATTCATAACCTCCTTATGGAAAAAGCCGCTGTTCAGATGGCTTTAGCTAAGGCAGAGGGCATAGCAATGTCCGAAGCAGAGGCAATGGCATCTGTAGCTACTATGGGCTTTAAGAACGCTCTCAATGCCTTAAAGGTTGCTATTGCATCAAATCCTGTTGGCGCACTTGCTGTAGCTTTAACAGCTGTATTCACGGCTATGCAATTACTTGACGACGAGACAACGGAATTAGCTACAGCATCTAACAAATATGGTGAATCTGCTGCAAGGTCCATACAAAAGGTTAAGACTTTGTCTGATGAAGTGAAAGGCTTATCTAACTCCAATAAGACAGTTACGACAAGCACAAAGCTCTCAAAAGATGTACTTGAAGAATTAAATCAAGTCTTAGAAGAGAGTGGTGTCGCACGTATCAAGGAAGGTGACACCATAGACACTGTGAACAAAAAGCGTGAAATGGCTATCTCTCTGATTAAGGAGGAAGCTATCGAGCGTCAGAGATTGAATAATATAGATGCTGGAAATAAAGAATTCGATGATAAGGTTAATTCTGCTAACGAGCAGTTAAGAAAAGACCTTGCCAATGCAACGTTTTATAGCACAGGAGATACGGTTCTGAATAAGCTTTTGGGAAGTGCTGATGAGGTGAGAGAGAAGTCCTCTGCTATATTTACCGTTATCAGTCAGACCGTTCAAGAAAACGCTGACCTTATAGCCAATAAAACTGGGTCAGCTTATGATAAGGGTCTTAATGAGATATATGGTAAGATAAGAGCGAAGATGGAGGCTATGGGCGTTAGTAAGGCTGCCCTTGATAAGACTTGGACTGACGGAGGTTGGTTAAAGCAAGACAACCTTGTACAGAAGTATATCGATTCTATTCAAGGTGCTACAGAAGCTCATTATGATTACAATAAATCTGTAAATGCTGTAGCAGAAGCCGAGAAAAGGGCTGCTGATAAAACGTTATCATTCTCTGACAAGGTAGCTGGTATATCACGTGCCTTGCAAGGTCCTAACGATGGTGTACATCAACTGTACAAGAATATTCAAAAGCTGATGGATAAGTACAAGAAGAACACTATCGGCTTTGAAATTCAATTCTCTGGTAAGGTGCCTGCATGGATGGATAAGATGGATATACCAGAGTTAGCTCGACTTTCAAAGTACTTTACTTCTTTAGGGGAAAGTTTAAAAGAAGGGCAAGTAGCATCAGTTAATGGAAAGAAGTACACCAAGCAAGGCTCATTACAACATGGTGCAAACTTCGCCTCTGCGCTGAAAGCTAAATTAGATAAAGCGAATGCTGCAAAGAATAATGAGAACAAAGGGAAGTCAAATCCTATTGCTGAACAGAAGAAAGCCTTGCAAGAAAAACTCAATGCGCTTTCTTACCAAGAAGCGGCAGGTCGTAAGGGTGCTGAGTTAAGGAGAAAGATTAATGCCTTAGCGAAAAAGGAAAAGGTATATTCTTCTTCTTATGACACAGACAATGCAAAGGAAGCCCAGAGAAAGGCGAAAGAGGCTGCTGATAAAGCGAAAAGGGAAAGAGAGGAACGTAACGCTGAAAACGAAAGAGAGTTTGAGTATGAAGTAAAATCTCGAATAGAGAAAGCACGTACCATTGAGGACTTAGCAAACGAAACTGAGCAAGCAGAGATAGACCTCATGAAAGACGGTACCGAGAAGCGGTTACGTCAGATAGAACTTGATAGGAAAAGAGAACAACAGGCCGTAGATAGAGCTTTTGAAGACTTGAAGCAAAAGCGTATCGACCAAGCTAAGCAAGCGTGGAGTATCAACAAGAAGAATAAAGGGCTCAATTTCTATGAAAGTAGCGAGTATAAAAATGCGTCATCTGATAAGCGATATACAGAAGATGAATATAAGAACTATGATGCAAAGACAAGTGCTATTTGGAAGAAGTATGATGATGCGCTTGAAAAGGAGAAGCAAGAACAAATAGCGCATGAAGACTCGCTTATCAAGGCAAATGAATCATACTACGATAAAAAAGCAAGTCTTGCAAAGGAATATTCTAAGACTGTAGCTGACATTAACAAGGCTATCTCGGAGGCTGAGAAGCGAAATGACAAAGATAGAGTTGAAGCACTCTATAGGTCGTTAACTGAAGCTAAAGCAAACTTTGGAAAGGACCAAATGTCACTTGCCTTTGAGCAGTTAAAGAAAGACCCAAACTATGTCGTTGCTTTTGATGACTTGAATGGTGCGTCAACATCAACTCTCAATAGCCTTATTGATAGGTTCGATGAGGTAAAACAAGCAGCTGGCGAGGCGCTTAACCCAGAAGGGGTAAAGACATACTTCGATGCTATCAATGGAATGATTGACGAGCTTATCAGTCGTGACCCTATCGGAATGATAAAGAAACTCACCGATGAGTTAATCAAGCAGCAGGACGAGTTAAAAGCATCCGAGAATAGACGAGATAGAGTAAAAGGCGGAGAGAAGATTGTCAAGAACATAGGCTACAATAAAGACCTTAAAAAGTGGGTTGCGGAATATTGGGAATTAGCAGACGCAGAGGCGGATGTTGCTACCAAAGGTCAGCAGGTAGCACAGACTACCCATAAGATTGAGAACGCACATAAGACACTTACGAAGTCTATTCAAGGTGTTGCTGACAAGATGGGTGAGTTAGGCGGTAAGATAGGAGGACAGACAGGAGAGATATTCTCTCTCTTTGGCTCTGTGATGACCTATTATCAGACTATATCCGATGGCGTTACTGCGATAGGTAAGGCAGGCTCAAACGCTATGAAAGCTATTGAGTCGGCAAGCGTGATATTAGCTATCATAAGTGCAGCTATTCAGCTTATGCAAACGCTTAGTAGTGTACTTCCTAATCAAGATGACCTATACGAGAAAGCAGCACAGAAACAAGCGGAGATAAACAAACTCCGTGACTCTGTGAATGATTATCGTCTTGCTGTGATGAAAGCACGCCACGAGGAAGGTAATTGGTTCTCTGATAGTGGTCTGAAAGGTTTGCAAGATGCTTACGAGGAGCATGGGCAAGTTGCTGAGTCTTATTATAAGAAACTCAACGAAGCGCAAGAGCGATATATCGATAAGTCTTCTGGTCTTAGAAAGGCTATGGTGCCTATCGTAGCAGGTATTACCGCCATTGCGGCTGTTGCGGCTGGCGTATTTACAGCAGGAACAGGAACAGCAGCTATCGGCGCTTTAGGGTCGGCTGTCATTGGTGCGTTGACTACTACGGCAGTAACGGCAACAGTAGCTACCGCAGCAGGTGTGGCAGTGGCAGGTCTTGCTGGTGCTATCGTAGGAAAGGCTATCGATTCTGCTGTCAGTTCTATCACATATAAGAATGGGCAAGTTGCAGCGAAAGATAACCTCCGCATTCAGACACAGCATAAGTCTTTTTGGCGAGGTCAGAAAACAGCTGACCTCAAAGAATGGGTAAAAGAGAAGTACGGCAAAGACCTATTCGGAGAAGATGGCATGATTGATAAGGAACTCGCTAACGAGGTCTTAAAGAACTACGGACATAAGCTACAAGGCGAAGCAAAGGAGACATTGGAAAAACTCGTTGAACTTAGAGAGAAATACGATGAGTTTAATAAGTCTATCCATGAGTACGTGTCTAAGATGTACTCTCCTTTGGTGTCTGATATGACAGATGCCGTATGGGCATGGCTCAAAGACGGCAAAGATGCTCTTTCTGAGTTCAAGAACTCGGCATCAAAGACCTTTGCAGATATTTCTAAGGATATGGTTAAACAGCTTCTTTTGAAGAATGTGTTTAGCAAGTATGAGGATAAGCTATCCAACCTTTACAAGGCTTATGCAATGAAGGCTATTAACGAGAACGAACTCGGGGCAGCATCAGCGAACCTTGCAGGAGAGATAGTGGATAGTATGAATAGCTATTTGCCTGTAGCGCAAAGTCTGTTAAAGCAGCTACAAGAGGGATTTGCGGCAAAAGGAATAGATATTACAAGAGAGGGTGACAGCTCGCAGACGGCAACCGCTAATGGAGTAACATCTATCACCTTTGAGCAGGCAAGTAACATCATTGCACTTACCACGGCAGGGAATATCTCACGTGATCAGACTAAGGAATTGGTAACGTCGATAGTATCTAACCTTGCTTCATTATCTTCATTCTCGTCATCAACAAGTGCTACGATAGTCGAAATTAGGAATTTGATGATAACTAACAATAGCTATCTTGAAGATATACTGAAGAATTCAAAGAATATTTATAATGATTTTTCTTCAAAGATAGATGATATTAATAGGAATCTTAAAGAATTAAAATAGTATGCCAAAAGGACAATTAAAGATTAATGGGAAAGATGCTTATGAGACTTGGGGTATCAGTATGGATGATACGTCTTTATCAGCTTTGATGACACCACCAGCTGTTAAGCCGTATATTAGTAACGATGATAGGACTAAACATGGTAAGGAATACTTGACGGCTCCTGTTTATGTTGACTCTCGTGATTTAACATTGCAATTAAATCTCACAGCTAAAGACGAAGAACAATTTTTTGCTCGGTACATCGCATTTTGCGAGGTACTTGCAAAAGGTGTTCTCGATATTGAGACTTCATTTCAATCAGGAGTTGTTTATCATTGCATATATCAGTCTTGTTCACAGTTTAGTCAATTTATGCGAGGTATAGGTAAGTTTGTGCTTAAAGTAACTGAGATGAACCCAAATAATCGTAAATAATTTATTTGAAATTCAAATAAAATTAATTATCTTTGTAGCTATGGTAATATACGACATTCATAACAGCAAGATACTCGATGCGACACTGACAGAGGGCGCAGAACACGAGCAAGAATTAGGAAGAAGTGACCTTGTAAGGTTATCGTGGCAGAGTGATGTAAAACTCACATTGCCAGCAGGTGCGTATATTACCCCCTTTGATGACGGCTTGAAGTATAGGCTACTCAGTCCATACACACCGACTGAGGACGATAAAGGGTTTAAGTACACCCCCGAGTTTCAGCACCCTTTGATGTGGCTTAGCCGTGTGCCATTTCTTTATATAGAGGGCGACTTGAAGCAACAAGAATGGTCTTTCAATGGACTAACAACAGATGCTTTACAACGCGCTTGCAAGGCTATCAATGAAGCACTCAATATAACGACAGAGAGCGAAAAGTTTACATTCACCCTTTGCGGTAATGTGGATAGTTCCGTATCATTTTCCGTATCATCGAATGATATACTTTCCGTATTATCTTCTATTGCTCAAGGCTGCAAGAATAACGCTTGTGAATGGCATTTGTCGTGGAAGCATAAGGCTTTATACTTCGGTCAGATAAGCATTAATCTTGGCGAGGACGTACCGACATTAAAGGTACACGAAAATATACAGAAAGCATCTGTAAGCGATAGCAAAGAACCATATTACAACTGTTTCTATCCGCAGGGGTCAACAAAGAATATGTCTACAAAGGCACTTGTTGGCACTGGTAACGTTGCCACGCTTGCACGATTAGGACTTGACAAGGCTGTTTACCCTGACGGGTATATCTATGTAGGCACAGATGGGAACGTCATCACAAAGGAGGAATTTGAAGCGTCAGGGGAAATCAAGCAAACGCTTGCACTCTCCTTTGATGATGTTTATCCGCATATAGATTTGTATGTTTATAACGTCCGTAAGCACGTGCGTTATCTCAAGAACTCTCAGACAAACACAATAGAACTTGACAGCAGAGGAAACAAAAAGACATATACTATTTGGTATATGCGATTGGCGTTCCCGTCTGTCACTAAGATAGCTGGCAAGACCGCTATCAATATAACTCACGATAAGGACGAAAGCGGAAACATCATTACTCACTATTGGTATGACTATGAGATAGACCGAACAAAGCAGGTATTACAAGGGTACACGCTTAAAGGAATATTCAAGGTTAACACCCACGCAGTAGATAGTAAGTATGATGTCCTTACGCAGGGACTTGTAGGACAGCCTAATGGGCAAGAAGGATTTGAACTCCACTACCACGAAATAAACAACCCAATCACTCCGAAACCAAACGAGGGCGATAGCGGTGTAGACATCTTAAAGGGTGACTACGAAATACTCAAGTATCAAAGCGGAGATACCATTATCCCTACCAATGAGAGCGAGGGACTTTACCCAAGAGGAAATACCCTCCCAGACCTCACTTGTAATATGGTCGTGCTGTTTAACATTGTAATGGGTGAGCATGAAACGAAGCTTGCACAAGAAGAATTAGCAGCACAAACTATCAAGGAGATAAAAAGACGTGCGCAGGATAACAATAACTACTCATTCTCCTCTAATGCGGTAGCTTTCGTAAATAGGAACCCAAAACTCTATATCGGTCAGAAAGTCACATTTGACGATGGGTTTGGTTATCAGTTAAAGACACGTGTCATAAAGTTGGTTACAAAGCTGGATTATCCGATTATTCAGGAGATAACCGTTGGCAATCAAGCCGTCAAGGGTACTATCTCGCAGTTAAAGGAGGATGTCAATAATATCCTATCGGGTAATTTCAGTGGTGGAGGATTAAACTCTACACAGATAAGTGAGCTTATAAAGAATTATGTAGACCCACGCTTCCTAAGAAAGAATATCCCTGATACCGCCCAAGAGGTTATTACATTCTTAAAGGGTATTGAGTTTGGCGATGATTTCGTAAAGGATGGCTCAGGTGCTGGAATTTATAAGGACGACAATGGGCAGTGGCATATCGACACGGATTATCTCCATGCACGAAAGAAATTGACGGCAGAGGAGGTTGAAATAATGAAGACCTCTCACATTAAAGGCAAAGTTGTTAACTCTGCTGGTGGCTTTGTTATTTCACGAATAGAGAAGATTGATGGTGCTTGGCGGTGCTATTTTGTTCAACAGGATAGTGAAGGACGTAGGGTGTATAACTCTATGCGTAAGAATGACCTCGCTCTTTGCGAGACATTCAACTTGATAGATGCTGGCGGTCAGTTGTCTAATCACTACTGGCATAGGCGTGTCATCGCTGTTGGTACTGATTATGTCGATATCGCTGATAACACGAATGCGGACGACTATGCAAGTGGCAGCGACGTTCCACAAGTGGGTGACGAGGTAGTGCAGCTGGGCCATCTAACGGATACAAACCGTCAGAGTGCTATCATACAGTCAGCAGCAGGAGAGGGTGCGCCTTACTTTAAAATTATAAAGGGTATCAATTCTTTTATCCTCCCTCCTCCTATCTTCTTATTTGATAAGCAGAACTTCGAGATACGTGTCGAGAATCCTGCTAAAAGTGGCGAATATATCCCCTTGCAAGCCTTCTTAGATTCTATGCAGGGGCGCATTAATTCTGTTCAGCAGCAGGCGGACAAGCAGCTTGTTATTTGGTTTGGTGATGCCGTTCCAACACTCACCACTGAACCTGCTAACGAGTGGACGGACGATACTACTAAGGAATTGCATGAACATGACATCTACTACAATCGCTCATACGTTGAGACTGGTGGAGGTCGTGCTTATTCTTTCGAGCGCAACCCTGATGGGTCTTTCTCTTGGCACGAGATAACGGATGCTGATGTACTTAAGTCGCTTGAAGCTGCTAAGCACGCACAAGACACGGCAGATGGTAAGCGTAGGATGTTCGTGCAAGAACGGCCTGTTCCGCCATATGACAAGGGCGACCAATGGAGCAATGCTACCTTAGAAGAGTATAAAAACGACTTACTCGTATGTGTTCGTCCCAAGGCAGCAGGCGAAGAGTTCAATATCGAGGATTGGCAGGCAGCACAGGAGTTTACTACGAAGCAGTTTGAAACCTCATTGAAGGTTGGTGATAAGTCAATCTCAGCCGTTGTGACAGACTTGCGGACAGGTCTTAAGCGTGTCGGATTCACTCTTAATGGTGAGAATAGCACTTTTGATATTGTTGCAGACCGTTTCAAGGTAAGAACAACAACTGGCAATGTTCCTTTCTTTACTGATGGTGAAAAGCTTAATGCTTATTTTATTGATGCAAAGGAAATAGTCGCTAAAGGTATCAAGGCGCAGACTATCGATGCGAAAGGAGCTACTTTTCAAAATATCACCGTTACTGGTGATAGTACATTTGAGGGTACACTCAAAGGTACAAGTGGCTCGTTTACTTCGTTAGATTGCCTTGACGGTACTAATAAGGTTGGTGGCATTACATTCGGGACTATGGGAAATAAAGGCTATATGGCTTTTACAGGTGATTTTGGAATGTTGGGCGAAACAACGGGTGACATTCGTAAGCGTTTCCATAATTTTTATGCAACTAACATTTATTGTAACAGTCAGTTCGGGCATAAGTCAAGGGTCTGTGCGGTTGTGAAGGACGATGAGATGTTTGTTTATAATGATGGACATATTGAAAATGGCATTCGTATAGGTTTAACTTTTAACCATATAATTATAAATGGTAGAAACATTAATTATTATAGAATCCCAATGTATTCTCCTGGCTTCGGGGGTGAATCTGGAGAGATTATGGATATTGATAATCCAAAGGCTCAAAAGGGTTCGCAAACCTATTTTGATGAACTTCCAGTAGGTGTCCCTATTGATGTTATTATATTCAATG